AAAATTCTGTATTGTGACAAATAAGTTTTTAAATTATTTTTTACAGCGTCATTGATTGTAGTTAATTTTTTTTGACTATCATATCCTAATAAATACATATTAAGTGCTAATGGATTTGAAATTGGTGTAGCGTCATCATTTTGTTCATTCATTTGATTCACTTCATCTTGAACTATATATGCTTTAGCGATATTTCCAAACTTTTGTGGTAATGAATAAATTCTTGTTATGTAATCTTGTCTAGTTACTGCTCTGTTTTGTGTGTTCAACATAGATAGTGCATTTTGTTTTATATCGATTAAAGTTTCTTTAGAAGCTCCACCTGTCGCTGGTAGAATATTGTTAAATGATAAACTATCTTTTGAATTTTGAACTAAACCAGAATTTAAATTACCACTATCAATAGTAAATGTAATATTTTTAGCTGATGTTATTGAATTTGATTTAACATTGTGTTCAACTGCTCCACCATATCTATATTTAATCGTAAGTGTTGTATTAGCTGGAGCTAATCCATAAGTTTTTGTTTTCATAAAATTACTTGGGTCAAATGACTCATCTAATTTTGATACACCAAAACCTAAAGCTGAACCTACATTGTCTGGGTTAGGAATGATAACTTCATCTGGGTTGTCACTAACACCTGCTCCAAATCTAACTTCTGTTTTATCATCAGCTCTAACTCTTGTTATAAATCTTCTTGATGATTTAATTAATTTCAACATATAAGGTGTATCATTTTGATGTGATGATAATGTTGGTTCATTTAATGAAGTATTTTCTATTGATTGAAAAACTGTATCTTGTGCTAAGAAAGGAACTTCATACCAAGTGTTTCCGTTTGAATCAGTTATCGATACTATTTCACTAACTCCCTCAGTAGATAGTGTAACTTTATCAAATTTTACAGCGCTGTTAAAAGTAAATGTTTCTGTTGTTGTTGTACCTGATTGAGCGATAACATTTTTTTTAAGTAAAAATTCTGTTGGTATATTTCCACTACTCGGTGTAACTAACTCAGTTGACATTGGGTCTAGAGAACTTGATACTTTGAAATTCACCTCATCTAATAAAGTAAAATCAACACCACTATCCGAAGAAACAATAGCTCCCGTCTCTAAAACACCAGCGTAATCTAAATCAGCGATGTATCCACCACTACCATCTGATTTAGCTGGTACAGTTTGTGTTACTTCTAATTCCGCTGAAGATGGAATCGCAGTTTTTGGTTTGTATCCATATGATTGAGCTATGTCATATACATTTTTCTTTTCTTCTGCGTAATTTAAAAGTGTTTCTTTATATTGATTGTCAACATAATAATTTAATACATCACCAACATACGCTGCCATTTCAACAAACATCATACCTGGCGATGATTCATTAAAATCATTGTATTGGTTTGGAAAATAAGTTTTAGCAAACTCTATAAGATTTTGTCTTAGTGACGAAAAATCTCTACCAAGATAATTTACTTCCTTTTTTACTATTTTTTTATTTGTATTATAGTCTGACATTCTATACTCCTTGCTCAACCGTAAATGTTAATGTATCAAAGATATCTGGATTTAATGATGTAGAATATTCTAATGATATGACAACTTTATTTTCATTTGCAGAGTCTTGTTGAACTATTAATTCTTCTACATTCACATAAGGTAACCAAGTGCTTAATGAAACTCTAATATCTGTATCCACACTATCAAGTGAATCGTTGGTGATTTGTTCAAATAATAAAGATTTTAAATTTGAACCAAAATTAGGTTGAAATACTCTTTCACCTTTACTAGTTAGTATTAAGTTTTTAATATTAGACTTTACTTGTTGTCTAATAGTTTTTGTTTTTCGTAAAAACCCATCAACACTAAAATCTAATGGAAACTCAACACCTATATAGATGTCATCATTATTATCTATTTCTCTTACATTAGCCATTATGGTCTATAATTACCTTCGCCTTTTTTCTTATTGTTTATAGCTTTCATCAAACCAGAGTAATCACGAGTTAGTGCATTTTGAACATCCTCTGGAACTTGGTCTACTGAAACACCAGCTTTTTTAATTGAATCAACCGCTGCCATTTCTCTTGCTCTTTCTTTATTTTGTCCTCTACCTAAATCACCATAACCTAAGACATCTGCCATATTGTCAGAACCTAATACTCCACCTCCCAATGTTGGATAGTCATCAGTTTCCTGTTGCCCAAGTGGTTTTGTATTGTTCAATACTTCATTTAACATTTTGTCTTTTGAATATTGTTTTTTTGGTTTGACAACCTTTTTAGGTTTTGGTTTAGAAATCGCATCTGAAAGTTTGACTTCTTTTTGTTCATTAATAAATATCTCACTCAGTTGTTTTTTGACTTCTTTACGAACAACTAATTCAATAATATTTTTTAATTTATTTTTGTTCATTATTACTCCTACTTTAACTTTACATTTTTACTTAAAATTTTATCACTAACAATCTGTTTTAGTTTTCCTAAAAATGGAAGTGGTAATGTTCCACCCCCAGCTCCAATGTTTGTATTTTCAATAATATCAACTATTTCAGTTAACACTTCTAATAATTTTTTTCCTAAAACTGCACTTTCTAAATCTCTATCATCACCTAAATTTATATTGTCAGAATATATAGTAACATTTTTTTTACCATTAAAAACAATACTATCAGATTTTATTGTTATCTGTGGCTCTTCTAAACTGGTAATAGTTCTATCATTATGCTGAAATTCTATCTCTTCATTAGTTGTAAGATAAATAGAACTTTTTTCCAATTCAAGGTCTTCATAATGAAAATTAGAATCGCTAGGGAAATTAGTGTTCATCCCTGTTACTATTTTTATATTTGGCGAATCAGTATATTTTTTTGAATCTATTTCAAGATTTTCTTCAGCAAAATCTGCTATTTGATTACTACCTAATCTTATTGAATTACCAAACCTACCCTGTATTATTGTGTCTCCTTCATTAACAACTAATTTCTTTGATTTTTCATTAGGTGTAAAATAATTACCTAATTGTAATTCCTCTGGAACTCCACCTCTATTTGAATATTGACTAATTCCTGGAACTGCGTTGCTTTTTTCATTATTTCTAACATTTATTTGTGATGTATAATAATGAGTTCCTAAAAATATAGTTCCTAATACTATTTCTCCTCTTAAAGGTATTTGTTTAATATTTGGTTCCAAAGGTAAAAATGGTAAAATTTCTGAATCAGCAGCATTTTGTTGGTCAATTACATACCTACCCCAAATCATACCTGAGTCTGTTGTATCAGTATCGGTAGAAACTTCTCTAACTTCCACCGCTTTAAAGTGTATACCTGACATTAATTTTCCTTACTTAATGAATTATCTATTTCGTCTTTTTTGATTTGTAACTCTTGGACATCTGATTCTATCGCGTCCATTAATTGTTGTTTTTCTGCTTCTGATAAACCGAACTCATCTCCTGAATCTGATGACCTTCTTTCAGCCGCTGTAATTCTTTGAACGATAGTTGCTAACTTAACAAGTTGTTCATCGTTCTTAACATTGATTTCTAAATACTCTTTTAGCATAGGGATAATCTGAACGGCCGTATCTCCGTCTTTGATAAACCCAACAACCTCTTTCATCAATACTTCTAATTGCTGTTTATTAGTTTTGGAATTATCATATATGTCTTTAAAGACATCAGATAGGGTTTTACCCTCGAATATTTCGTAATCGTTTGACATAGTTTTTACCTAACAATAAATATACAATTGTAAAAAAATAGGGATATATATTTATATATCATTTGATTTTTTCAATATTCGCATATAGTTATTATACGAGTCGGGTAAAACCGACTTTTATAGTAATAAAAGGGGGAAACACAATGAAAAATACGATGGCTATGATAATGGAAGCGATTACTGGAATTAAAGAAGTATTGCTTCACATTGTTGGTCTTGGGGTTCTCGTACAATTAATATTTGTAGGCGGATTCCTAGGTATGGATATTGTTGGTAATTTAATTAATTTAGTGAATCTGATTGCAGGCGCAGGATTTGCTGGATTTATATCACTATTGGTGATATTAGGATTACTCAATAAATAAAGGTGGATTCAAAAGGGCAGTAGAAATACTGCCCTTTTAATTTACAAATTGTCCCAACTACCTGTCCACTTGGTTTCAATTGAACCAGTAGCTAAATAATTCTTTTGTAAATTGCTATGATGTTTTTTTAAAACATTTATAACTCTAGTAATGTGTTGTGTATTACTTCCGGTCATTTCTCTAATCAAAATATATAATGCTTTCTTATTAAAGTTTTCAATGTTTTGACGATTCTCCATTAGATATAAAACTGAATTAGCAACATCAATATCTTGTTTTCTTTTAAACACCGTAGTTAGATTGTTTGTCCAATATTCAACAAACATATCCATATATTCTTTTTTAGCATCTAACAAATCTTCACGAGCGTTTTCTGTTATTGGGTCTCGTTTGTAATCTGATACTTCTTCACCTTGGTGTTGTTTAAGTTTTTTGTAATTATTGTTGTTGTGTAAGATAAGATAATTCTTAGCGACTATACTGAAATAACTAAATGCTTTTCCTTTACCTTCGGTAAACTTATGCATATTCATATACAAGAAACTAACCACCTCGTGTTTAACATCTTCACTCGGGACATCAAAGTAATAAAACTTAAATGTATGAATAATGTTTTCAGCCAATTTCTCAAAAGGTGTTCTGATATGTTCATTATAAATTCGTTCTCTCATATGTGGACGAGTTTCTTTATTGTGTCTAATAACTGCTTTCTCTGTATCATCAGTAAAGTAATATCTTGTTGAACCTTTTTTGGCTTTTCTTGGCATTATGCTACTCCTATTTCATTTTGTATTGTTGATAGTAATTTTAATCCTTCATCTGACATCAAGAACTCATACAATATAGCGTATCCTGATGTTAACCAACTAAGGTTCATTTTGTGTTCGTATTCTCTCATAATGATTTTAAATTTATCATCACTAATATTACTATCACAATAATATTCCAATAATACTTTTAGTGGGTGGTTCTGACCAAACTCTCTTTCTATCATTATAACTCCTCTTCTGTTATTGTGTTTAACTCATCCATAGCTTCTTTGATAGTGCTAAATACTGAACCGACTTCATCGTCAGATTCAAAGTGCCCAGTTCTATCGACTTGGTCTAATAGTTGTTTAGTATCTTGAATTCTTTGTGCATAATTTTCAATCCAAGTTTCTAATCGTTCTACTTTTCTTGTTAGATTGAATGTAGTCCAACCTAATGTTAATACGATTAATCCTAAAATTATTTCCAGTATCATTTCTTTGCCTCCCCAAATAGTTCATTAAATATATCTTTAGCGTCTGTTGACTTTGTGAACTTTTCTTTTACTTCTGTATCAACCGCATCTTTAATTTTGTTTACTGACTTCTGAACCTTTTGTGATTCTTTTTTATCTTCACGATGCCACTCGTCGTATTCAGTATGAGTCGCCATCATATCTGCTTGATGTATGATGTAAGCGATATTACTCTTTAGTCTCCAAGCTGGATTATATCCTTTTAGATATTTTTCGTTAGCGTCTTCATACAATCCGTCAGCTAATTTTAATCCAAGGTATTCCCATTCAGACATCTTAAGTCCGTAGTGTTGTAGGATGTAAAGTGCTCTATCCGTAACATTCATATAAGATGATAGATTATCATTATGTGTGTAAATCTCACCCATATTTTTTACTCTCCAATCATTGTCTTGGATTACATAATAATCATTCCCTTCTACATCTCCAATCTTACCCAAGTCGTGGTGCATAGCTGCGAATACTAATTCTTCATCAGTAAAGTTTATCATCGCTCCGTTTGATTCCCAGACCTCTTTTATTTGTCTGGACATTTTGACCACGTGTAAAATGTGTTCTACATAACCACCAACCATTGCGTTGTGAAATGCTTTCTTAGCACTTGCTGGTGCTACGACCATTCTGTCTTCTAATTCATCATACATTTTATTTAGTTTTGCTAATCTTTCACCATCAAATGTATCATTGATAATTTGTCTTAATTCAGACCAATTATCTTGTATTTGTTTTTCTGTTAATTGCTTCATTTATTTATAACCTCATATCTATCTTTTGTTAATTTTATATCTTTTTCATTTCTTAATCTATTTCTATAAGAAGTAAATTTTATCCTAATACCCCAGTTTCCCATATATTCTAGTATTTCTTTTTTAGTGACTGATTTTTTATCTCTAATAAAATTTACTATTTTATCATATGATTCTGTTTTACTGATTGTTTTTAGATTGTCAATAGCGTTTTGAAATGTTGTATTTATTTTATTAATTTGTTTATCCCATTTACTATCTTCAAATCTTTGTATTGATTTTTTTGAATACTCATTTCTAAACTCATCATCATCCAATACTTTGTTTATTAGTTCAAGAAAGTTATCTGAGTCTTTGTAATATATCCCAGCTTCATCTGCTAACTCGTGATAACTTCCGTCATCTGAAAACATATAAGGAACTCCGACTGACATTCCGTCCGTAGCAGAAACTGCCCAACCTTCATATTTTTGTTTACAACAAACACCAACTTTACAAGAAGATAATTTAGAAAAATAACCAAACCTATCGTATTTATCATTCGTCATATATTCTTTATCAATCGAATCTGCTAATGGAATCCACACTACAAAGTCTTTTCTTTGTTCCCAAAGTTTATCCATTTGCTCTACAAACCAAGGATAGTTTTTATATGTGTGTGGTCTATGATTGTAAACTATAATATTTTTATCAGTAGTTTGCTTTTCATAGTTTGGTGTTTCCCATCCAAGATAATGTGGTTCAAGAATATCATCTAGTCTTTTAACTACACTATCATTAAAATGTTCCCTAGCATTTTTTAACACAAGTTGCTTTTGAGCTTCTGTATTGATACCACATTTTTCTTGTTGTAGTAAACCAATGATATTAAATACTAGACCAACTTCATACTCATAGTTTGTAATTTCTTTGAACTCAGTCCAATGAGTATACCCTATGATTGTAGGTTCTATATTTGTTGTATTGTAGAGTAAGTTTTTTAGTTGTCCAGTATGCTCTGGTAAATGTGAATACACAATATCATAATCACTATTTTTCCAGTCGACTGCTTTTAAAACTTCTTTGAATGGAAATGACATACGCATAGAATTTGGATATGTCAATTGTGGGACGATTAATTGTTCAGTATTATCGAATTGTAAACTTGGTATGAGTTCTGGTGATAATATTGTCCAATCTAAATCATCCCTTATTTTATTCATTTCTTTAATGATATTTCCTAAGACAACAACATAACTATCTTTTTCTAAGTCTTGCTGAAAAGTTATATTTGGATATACAAGTATTTTATACTTGACTTCTTTGTCATTGGTATCGAATCTGAAAGACATTAAACTAAAATATCCTTAGATTTTAATTCCTCGTACTTTTGTCTCTGTTTGTCTTTCACAATCTCATCAGAGTCATTGATAACTTTCATATATTCTGATAGTCTCAACACACCCATACGACGATTGTGATGTCCACTCATAGCGCGACAATTTTTGTCAAAGTCAAAAGTATCTCCTAATCCCTCATCAGAAAATGCTTGATTTTTTTCTTCTTCGGTCATACGAGCTAACTCCATATCCGAGATAATGTGTCCGCCTACTGGATGAACAAATGAGCTTCCATCAATATCTAAACCATTTTCTTCATTGTAAGAATCTGTGATTGTTTTTTTAGAAAATGCTCTTGGTTCGTGAAGTGGCTGTTTAACAACACCGATACTTCTTAGAGTTTCTTTATCAAAATCATTAAGAAAATCCTCTTGTATAAGTTTGAAAGTTTGTTTAAAGTTTCCAGCCTTTCTCCAATGACCTGCGAATATAGTCATTTCACCAGTATTGGTCTCTTGATTATCTTCAAACCACTCCTGCCAAGAATTGATAAATAAAGCTTTATCTGCTATACAATAACCTAAATCTTCAAACTTATCATTCATATGTAGTAAATTAAGAATTAATGGTCTCGTAGGTTCTAAATCTTTGCCATCAATTAGATTAATGTATTTAGAAGTTAATGAATAAACTAAATCCAAATCACTTAATATTGATACTCTTAATTCATCCGAATATTCATTATGTTCTGCAAATGAATCAGTTAAAAACTTATCACCTCTATTGATAAGTTTTCTACCAAGAATATTGTACTCCCCTACAAGAACTGATAACATCAATGATTCCAAAGAAAATAGCTTTGCTGAAGGTAAACTATTATATAATTCGTGTAATGATTTACCACTTGGTTCAAATTCAGTAACCTTGATTGATGAAAAATCTTTTATCCAATACATAGTTTCATTTGGCTTTGCATGAAATAATTGGACGAGTGACTTTTGTGATGTATCATTACATTCACCAAAATATCTTTCAGTATCGAATCTACTAAAAGAAGGTAAAAACCTAAAATTAGCAGTATTAGACCAAAACCTTTCTTTGATAGTTTCTTCCGTTACATTTACTGCGC